GCATTTGTGCTGACCTTCGCGGGTCAGGGTGCGGTTGCTGGCGGCTACTCAAGAGGGTATAATTCAAATCGCAGTTTGAAACCAAAAACGAATTGGGTGGTTTAGTGGATCAATTTAGAGGCGCATATCAGCAGGGGCTGCTGGCTGAACCTATGGATATGGCGTCGTTCAACCCATATGCACCGTTAGCCGCTGGCCTGATGTTTGCGCCCGGCTCCGGCGTTGCTGATGTTGCGGGCTATGCGCCAAGCATGACAAACGCTGGCGAATACGAGCCAAGCATGATGGCTAACATTGGCAGCGGTCAATATATGGACGCTGGCTTGCAGGGGCTAGGCTTACTCGGTGACGCCTTTATGGCCGCTGGTACGGTTGTGCCACCGCTTATCCCTGTTGGCGCTGCTATGAAGCTGCCAAGGGCTGGCAGGGTTGCGGGGCGTATGGGTGAGGACGTTAGCGGCACATTTTTAGCGAAACAGCCCCCAAAGCGCCCGAAAATACGTCAAATGCCAAAAGCTGAACAAGACTTGTATGAGGCCGCCGCCGCGTTTCAGTTACCGCGTGAAGTTGGCGAGAGCGTCCTTCTGCCGCACCGCGCCTATGAGTATGGGGCGAGAACAGCAGAGGTCGGAAACCAAGGGCTGCTTGTAGACCCCGGCTTTCAGAACTTAGGTCGGGACATCCCAGATATTAGCGGAAGCGTTGTGCGTGATCTCGACACTTTAGCAAAAAGTCCTGTTGTCGATTTTCAGAAGTTGATTGGTCGCACAGCTCTGTTGGTGCCGGGTGATATGACTATGGCTGGCAAAGAGATTACGCACGTCAAAGGCATAAAGTTAAAAAATCCTGTGCGTATGCAGGGGGGTAAAGATTTTCCCGCTGAGGAGTTGTCACGCGAGCTTGGGCTTGTGTGGGCATCTGATATACCAATTATTTCAAGATACGTTAATGCGGCTAAAAGAAACCCCGGTCTTGTTGGCGTTTATAGTGCAATGGGTGGCCGAGGTGGTGATTTTTCTCATCATGTGGCTGACGTGCTTGTCGATATGACTAAGCAAGCTGAGTGGCTGTCCAAGGATCAAATAGAAAGTTTTAACAAAGCAGTTAGAGAAACAAAGGCTGAAGGGAAAAGGGACGGCAAAAAAATTGTCACATACCCGCTAAAAGATTTCCCCGGCATAACAAGTCCTGACATTGAAGAATATATGTATTCAGCAGGCAAGGGTGCATCTCGGAAAGCTATCGCTGATGTAATGGAGAAAGGTTCGTTTAGAGACGCTGGGTTCCCTGACGTTAGCGCTGTCCGTATGGTTGTTTCTGATCCAGTTATGTCAAGTCGTGTAAATGACCCATCTGATTTAGTTGCCCCCACAGGAGCCAGAGTTTTTGAGTTTGACCCCAATTTAAGGATCACAGGCGGAGAAGGTAACGCACCAAAATTTCACAAAACATACAGACAAGGCATCGGCGGCTTCGATCTTGGAGGTTTGCTAACACCAGTGCCGCGTAACCTTATGTTCCCGACAAGATTTGACCCTAAAAGGATTGAGGGGGTTGGGGCAAACTCGATACGCCGGGCGGGCGAAGTTGGCGTCGTGCTAGAAGATATAGTCCCAGAAATTGCAGACGACGTTGACGTGTTCCAAGATTATTTTAATCGCGGTCTATTAGGGAGAGGTTTCTAATGCCCCCACGCAAGAAAAGCGTCAACCTATCAGTCGGACGTGGTGAAAAGCAGTCGGTCAAGGCTGGTGGTGGACTTACTGCGAAGGGTCGTGCAAAATACAACCGAGCAACAGGCTCAAAATTAAAGGCACCTGTGACCGGCAAAGTCAAAGCCGGTAGCGCAGACGCAAAGCGGCGCAAGAGTTTTTGCGCCAGATCAAAGAGCTGGACTGGCCCACGCGGCAAGGCAGCTAGGGCAAGATGGAAATGTTAGGAGTTAGCTATGGGATACGGTAAGAAAAACGGCGGCAAGAAGTCGGGCGGCGCAAAGCAGGTTCTCGGTAAATACTGCTGATGTCGCTTTACGGAAATATCGCCAAGAAACGCGCACGCATTAAGGCGGGTAGCGGTGAGAAAATGAGGAAAGTCGGAGCCAAGGGTGCGCCCACGGCTGCGGCCTTTAAGGCTGCGGCGAAAACCGCAAAAAAGAGAAAGAAGGCCAAAGCATGATCGTTTGTGATAACTGCCCATATCGTGGCCGCTGCGAAATCAAGCAGCGTTGTATTCAGGGAAAGAACGCAATGCCGGACATGACGCCTGAGCCAGCTCCGTCGAAATTTGTGCAAACCAGCAAGGGTACAGTCGAGACTGCTGGCAAGCGTGGCGCTCCAATCAAGACTGCGGTCAAGAAGATCATCAAAAAGGCAAAGATGCATTGAACATCAGACGCCCGATTATTGGCCGGATAAGACGCCCGCAGCCCCCGCTAGAACCAAAGGCGGAAGTGTGCGATAATGGCGACACGCCAGAGACGGCGACCAAGGTTAAGCGTGCGCCAAAACGCGCGGCAAAAGGTGCAAGAAAAAATGGCTAAAAAGATGGACGACGAACAATTGGGCAGCATCGTGTCTGGTGAGATCACCGACGCGCTCAATCACTTCGACAACGAGTACACGACCGACCGCCTCCGCGCCTTGGACATGTACTTGGGCGAGCCACTCGGAAACGAGGTAGACGGTCGCTCGACAGTGATTGCCACTGAGGTTGCCGACACCGTCGAGGCCATCATGCCTAATTTGATGCGGGTGTTTACGACCAACGACAAATATGTTCGCTTCAGCCCGCGTACTGCCGAGGATATGGAATCCGCCGAGCAAGCCTCGGATTACGTCAATTATGTGCTTAACACCCAGAACCCCGGCTATCAAATCCTGCACACGTTTTTCAAGGATGCGCTGTTATTCCGTTTGGGTGTCGTGAAGTTCTTTTACGAGACACGCGAGGAAGTTGACGAGGAAGAATATAGCGGCCTGTCAGAAGAAGAACTGACAATGCTTTTGAACGATCCAACTGTCGAGCTTGTGTCTCAGACAGAGACCGTCGTTGAGAGCATGTATGACGACGAGACCGGCGAGACCGAAGACCTGCGCTCTGAATATGATTTGACTGTACGCATCAAGCGCGAAGAAGGTGAGATCAAGGTCATCAACATCCCGCCTGAGGAGTTTTTGGTTTCTCGCCACGCGACTTCGCTTGACGACGCAAACTTCATAGCGCACCGCACCAACATGACCGTCTCAGACCTTGTGGCTATGGGCTATGACCGCGAGGAAGTCGAGCAGTACGCTGGCGAGAATGAGCTGGACACCGACCGCGAGGTCAGCAACAGATTTCAAGACCTTGAATCGTCAATGCCGGTCGATGCGGCAGACCCGACACTGCGGTCTGTGCCTTACTATGAGTGCATTATCAAAATGGACTACGACGGCGACGGCATTGCCGAGCGTCGCCGCGTCTGCGCTATTGGCGCTGAGGGCAAGCACATTTTGCACAATGAGCCGTTTGACCATATTCCGTTTGCGTGCGTGTCGCCTATTATGATGCCGCACCGCCTGATTGGCCGCAGCATATTTGACATGACCGAGGACTTGCAGGTCATTAAGTCAACGCTGATGCGTCAGTACCTCGACAGCGTCTACTCATCTACCCTGCCACGCATTGCTGCGGTCGAGGGACAGGTGAATCTTGATGATTTATTGGACGGCTCACCCGGCGGCGTAATCCGTACACGCCAACCGGGCATGATACAAGCCCTGACCGGCGCATCCGTAGGCGGAGAAATCCGCCCGCTGATGGATTATCTGGATACAGTAAAAGAGCAGAGAACCGGGATGAGCCGTGCATCTCAGGGGCTTGACGCTAACAGCCTACAGTCAAGCACCGCCAGCGCAGTCTCAGCGACCGTGCGCGGCGCTCAGGTCAAGTTGGAGTCATATGCAAGGACAATGGCGGAGACAGGCGTCAAGGCGCTGTTTAAGGGCATCCTGCACTTGGTTCTAAAGCACGATAACAAAGAAAAGATCGTGCGCCTTCGCAATCAGTTTGTGCCGATCAACCCAGCCGAATGGTCATCTCAGTTTGACACTGTCGTGCAGGTTGGCTTAGGCACGACTGACGATGAGACAAAAATTGCCTTCCTGACGCAGATCGCATCAAAGCAAGAGCAAATCCTGATGCAGCTAGGTCAGGACAACCCACTTGTGACGGCGCAGCAGTACGTTAACACCCTGCGCTCAATCACTGAGGTTGGCGGCTTTAAGGATAGCAACCTGTTCTTTAACTCGCCTGAGCAAGTCACGCAGTTTATGGCGGTCAAGCAACAGCAGGCAGCCGGTCAACAGCAGCAGGCCACGCCTGAGCAGCAGCAGATGCAGCAGCTTTTGCAGCTAGAACAGCAGAAGGCGCAGGCTGACATCCAGATCGCGCAGCAAAAGGCTGAGGCTGACATTGCGCTGAAGCGTGAAAAGATGCAGGCCGAGCTTCAGATGGAGCGCGAGAAGATGCAGATGGAATTGCAGATGCGCCAGCAGGAGCTGCAAGCTGAGGCTGAACTGCGTGTCGCCAAGGCAGTCACTGACGCCGAAATATCAACCAACCTACCGAGGGCATAGAGATGGCCAAGATGAACAAAATCATGCCGCCGCGTAACACAACTATTCGCGGCCAAGATCACCTACTAGCCTACATTACCCCCGAAGAAGCGCAGATGCTTATGGATAACGGCGGTAGCGGTAATGCTGGCCCTATGGGTATTCCTGCTTTTGATAGAGGCGGCGGCGGCCCGGGTGGGTCTGGCGGTGCTTCTGGCTCTGGCGATCATAGTGGTGGCGCTGGCAGCGCTAGTGGCGCGAATAGCGGAGGTAATGATGACAACAATGACGCTGGCCAAGGCGGTGGTAGTGATGATGAGGCGTTTTCTTCAGTAAGTGTTAGCGCATCTGACTTAGCTGAAGCTAGAGCAAGCGCACAACAAGCACTTGCCGATAGCATAGCGCAATATGGCGGCGGCACTATGGACAACCCTTTCACAAACTCATCTATGACCGCCGCTGACTTCGCGTTTAGCCCAATATCATACGACCTAACGTCACAAGCTATAAATAATCTCGGTGTCGCTAGGGGTGGCCCTAGAAGCCTAGCCGGTTTAACAAGGGCGCAATTCAATTCTATGCCCGGCTATATGCGAGACGCGTACAACAAGGCTGGCGCATATAACTTTGAGTTTGGGCCAAAGGGTCGCGTGACAGGGTTTTACGGCCCACCGGGCGGGTCTCCATTCCCCGGTTTAAATATGTTAGGCGCAGGAATTGTTGGCTTGACTGATATGCTGCTTGGCCCACCTATGACTGAAGAAGATTTGGCTTTGCGCTCAGTCTACACAGGTTTTGGTGAGGGCAGTCGCCCAGACGGCGGCAGAGATGATGGCGGCCCAGAAATCAAGCCAGTAAACCCAGAGACCGGCCAATGCGATGAGGGCTATATGTTCGACGAGGACTTGCAGGCTTGTCGCCTAGACACAGGCTATCAGGCGTCAGCGGCAGCAGGCGGAGGCGCATTTGGCCAGCCCGGTGACGCGTATGCGCGTATGGGTCTGCTAGACGTTGCCCCGACAGGGCTTCCACAGTTCCAGCAGCAATACGGCACTGGCTTTGGTTCGCCAGCAGACTTTGCTGCGGCCAATACCGCGTTTAGACGCCAAGGCGCATATCGCCCAGAATATTTTGACCAGCCATATCCGACGACAGGCTACACGTTACTAAGTTAGGAAAAACATGAACGAAGGCAAGGCAAGGGAGGCCGTTGCACGCGCTGAAAAGGCAGAGGCGCTGCTGCGGAATGAATTATTAACTGAGGCGTTTGATTATCTGGAGCGTCAATTTATACAAGCGTGGCGGTCTAGCGGCATCAGTGAGGTCGAAGACCGTGAGAGAATTTATCAATTAAGCCAAAACCTTGATGCCCTAAAGGGGTATTTTCAAACGGTGATATCGGATGGTAAGATGGCTCAATCTCAGCTTGATGAGTTCAAGCGGCGAGCCACTTTTAACAAGAGATAAGGTAGACATATTATGGTCGATACTCCTAATGGAACCGACGCAATTTCAATGAATGATGCAATTAGCCTTCTGAACACTCCCATCGAGGACACCGTTACAGATGAGCGAAATGAGGCTGAAGATCAGCCTCAACAGCCCGAAGCCGAGGCGCAAGTCTCATCCGAAGATCAGGCGCAGGACGCCCCCGAGGATGACGACTATGATGATGAGGCTGATGACGGCGAAGATGCCTACGAAGACGATGATGACGATGAGGACTACAACGAGGAACCCGCCGAAAAGCTCTACACCGTAAAGGTGGATGGCAGGGAAGTGGAAGTTAACCTTGAAGAAGCCCTCAAGGGTTATCAGCGTCAGGAGGCATTTACTAAGCGATCAATGGAACTGGCCGAGCAACGCAAGGCATTTGCTGCTGAGGCGGCAGAGACAAAACAGCTCCGAGACGCTTACGCGCAGCAACTTGAGTTACTGCAAGCCCAACTCCAGCAGACAAGCCTCACTGAGGAACCTGACTGGGCAGCCTTGAAGAATGAGGGCTATTCGACTGACGACATTTTCTTTGCCAAGACAGAGTGGGATAAGCAACAAAAGCAAGCCCACGAAGTTGCAGCAGAGCGTCAGAGAATTGCCCAACAGCAGGCACAGGAGCATGAGGCGCAATTAAAGCAGCACCTCACTAACCAACGTGTCGAAATGCTTGAGCGCATACCTGAGTGGAAAAATGACGAGACCCGCGAGTTTGAACGCAAAGAAGTCATTAAGTACGCGCAGAGGCGTGTCGGGTTTAGCGAGGAAGAAATCTCATCGGCGTCAGATGCACGCGCGATTGAGCTTCTCTATAAAGCGTGGAAGTGGGACAATCTAATGGAAAAGAAACCCACAACCAAAAAGCGCACTCGCCAAGCACCGAAGATGGCCAAGGCAGGGCAACCGGCAACCAAGCGCGAAGTTGCTAATCGTTCTAAGCGGAAGGCGCGTGAACAGTTTGAAAAGGCTGGCACCGTTGACGCTGCTGTACAACTTTTAATGGGTAGATAACCCGAAGGAACAAAACAATGGCCGTGTTCACAACACAAAACGCAGTGGGCGAAAAAGAGCAGCTCGCTGACATCATCTACCGGATTGATCCGGCAGAAACTCCAATTTTTTCCAATGTGAAAAAAGAAACTTCAAACGGAATCTTCGTTGAATGGCAAGTTCAGGACTTGGCAAGCGCCAGCGCCACTAACTACCACAATGAAGGTGCAACCACCGCGACTGCTGCGGCTACACCAACTTCACGGATCGGTAACTACCACCAGATCAGTAAGAAGGTTTTTGCCACATCAGGCACACTCGATGCTGTTGATTCAGCCGGGCGTGAGCGTGAGCATAACTACCAGAAGGTGCTGAAGGCACTTGAGCTGCGTCGTGATATCGAAAAGTCAATCGGTGACACAGACGTTGCACGCGACGGTTCAGACCCACGCAAGTCAGCGTCACTGTCTTGCTGGATCACAAACGGTTCAGTCGGTGCGTCTGGTGCGTTTGCCACAGGTGACGGAACAGACGCCATCAGCGCTGGTACTGCTCGCCCATTGACCCTCGCCTTGATTGAGGATGGGATGCAGGATGCGTGGACAGAGGGCGGCAAGCCTGAGCTAATGATTGCATCGGCCACAAACCGTGCAAACTTCTCAGACCTGTCAGCCTCTGGCAACCTTGTGTCTAACGACGTAAACATGACTGCCGCTAAGGAAGTCACATACGTCGGGTCTACCAGTGTTTTCTTGACAGATTTCGGCACTGTGCAGGCTGTACCATCTCGCTTTATGAGTAACGACCGTGTGTTCTTGATTGATCCAAACTTTGTGTCAATCGCTACACTCAACGGACGTAACTTCCTTGAGCAGGAGTTAAGTCAGGACGGCGACGCAAAAACTAGCCACCTGATTTCGGAGTGGGCATTGAAGCCGACCGCCCCTAAGGCGCACGCTGCAATCTTCGATCTTAACGGATTGTAATAAAACTGAGGGGGCGGGCGACTGCCCCCTCTATTTTACAAGGGAAGAAATATGAAGCGCGTTTTATACACAGACCCATACACCAAAAAAGATGTGTACATGAACCAGAACAATGACGGCTCCACTGTCATTGAGACGACGCAGCGGTTCGACGATCTGATTAAGATTAACAAGCAGATGAATAACGACTACCGCCCAAACATGACCGTCAATACGCAGCGTCATGTACAGCATGTGGCGGAAATCCCAAATGTCGTGTATAATCACCTGCTAGAGACACTAGGCCCGCCAGCACAAAACCCTAAGGCTTGGAAGGCTTGGCTGAACAGTAGCGAGAACAGAGACTTCAGGACAGGCGGCGGGAACCTATAATGGCGATTGCGACTTACACAGATTTGCAGACATCCATAGCCAACTTCTTGGCGCGTGACGATCTTACCGCGCAAATCCCTGACTTTATTGCGCTGGCTGAGGCCACTATGAGCCGAGAGCTGGAGACACGCAGTCAGGAAAAGCGAGTAACTGCAAACACTGTGTCGGGTAATGAGTACCTTGCGCTGCCGACCGATCTGCGTGAGGTTCGCGAGATAAAGCTAAATACCGCACCGCTGACCGTTCTGAGATACTACAGCCCTGTCGCGCTGGATGAGCAATACGCATCAGAGGGTGGCGGCAAGCCAAAGGGCTACAGCATTGTGGGCGATGAGATGAAGTTGCGCCCTGTGCCTGATGCAACCTATGAAGTGGAAATTATTTACATTGGGTCAATTGAGGCGCTGTCTGCGGCAAACCTCACAAACACAATTCTGAGCCGGTCGCCAGACGCCTACCTTTACGGCGCACTAGCTGAGGCTTATGCCTACCTGCTCGATGAGGCTAGGGCGTCTCAGTATATGGCTCGCTTCGATAAGGCTTTGGCGCAGATCAAGGTTGACAATCAACGCGCCCACTACGGCACAGGCTCGCTGCAAATCAGCAGCATTTATCAACGGCAATCGCAAGCAGCGGGGACTTAAATTATGTCTGCAATGAGTGACTATCTCGAAAACGAAATTCTCGACCACATCCTTGGAACCGGCGCATATACAATGCCGACCACAGTTTACGTTGGTCTATCAACCGGATCGTTTAATGACGATAACAGCGGCACTGAACTGACCGGCAACAACTATGCCCGCGAGAGCATCAGCTTTGGCGCTGCCGCCTCTGGCACCGCATCAAACGACGCGGCTGTTGAGTTCAATGCGGCCACAGGCTCTTGGGGTACGGTTAGCCACTTTGGCATTTTTGATGCTTCGACTTCAGGCAATCTGCTGATCCACGGCGCATTGACTGCAAGCAAAGTCATTGAGACTGGCGACATCTTGAAAATCGCAATTGGTGATATGGACATCACCGCAGCTTAAAGGCGGATAGATGACAACCGTTGCACCACTAGACAGGATTACCGGCACCGTAGACGCCCTACCGTTTACCGTTGACACGGTAGGCGATAAGATTGCTTGGACTGCCGTTGCCTTAGATCATATGGATAGTTGGGGCAATCTGGATAGTTGGAACTACGGAACGCTGGAAGCCCTGAGCCTTGAGGTAAAGGTTGCAGCCGGTAGCGCCGCAACCTCAGCCGCCGCATCCGCGTCAGCATCAAAACTAAAAGGCATCTCAGCGTCTGTTTCTGCCTCAGTGGCGGTGTCTGCCGCTGTCGAGCGAGTAAGGCCAGCCGCAGCAAGCGTGACCGCCGTGAATACAGCCTCAAGCGCGTTTGCCCGCGTCAGGCCGTTTGAGGCTTTGGTGAACGCTGTCGGCACGGCAACCTCTGACCTCAACCGCGTGCGTCCTATGGCTGCCTCCGTAGCCATCTCAGCAAGCGCGACATCAAGCTCCAATTTTGTGACGTTAGGCGCAGGAACGGCCAGCATAGCGGTGACGCAGGCAACAAGCGTAGTGGCTGAATTTGCTGGCGTTGGCAATGAGCAAGTGGAAGTGACTGGCAGCTTAAAAATGACTATACTCGGCGAGGAATGGTCGGTGGTTACTCCGACTACACCTTCTTGGGCGTCAGCGGCAGCAGGCGCACCGAGTATTTGGTCAACGCCGCCAGCAGGCGCAAGTGGGAACTGGTTAGGACAATGATAAAATTTGGCGAATGGCTGCCAGACCAGCCAGCATTTATGAACGCAGGCGTCTTGACCGCAGAGAATGTTATTCCTGCGTTTAATGGCTATCGTCCACTGAACCAGTTTATCAGCTTCAGCAATGCGGCCAGTGGCACGATACGAGGCGTTTATGCTGCAAAGGACAACTCTGGAAACGTAAAGCTGTTTGCTGGTGATGAAGCAAAGCTATACTCATTTAATGCCTCAACAAACGATCTTGATGACGTTAGCAAGGCTGGTACCCCGGCATATGATTTAATTGGCGCAGAAAAGTGGAAGTTTGTGCAGTTTGGCGAGTATGTTATCGCCTCAGGCGGCGTTGGCGAAGAACTGCAAAAATGGCAGCTAGGAACGGACACTGCATTTTCTAATCTTGGCGGCACCCCGCCAAAGGCTGATTTTCTTGCTGTTGTGCGTGATTTCGTATGGACAGCCAATGTTGACAATGGGTCAGGCCGGATACCGTACCGATGCCAGTGGTCTGGGTTCAACGATATTGAAAGCTGGACTGCCGGAGTTGACCAAAGCGATTTTCAGGAGCTGCCCGACGCTGGTGCAATCACCGGAATGGTAGGCGGTGAATATTGCACCATCTTGTGCGAGAAGGCTATCTTCCGCGCCACATACACTGGCCCACCGCTAATCTGGCAGTTTGATAAGGTTGAAAGCCAGCGTGGCTGTAGCATACCCGGCTCTGTGTGCAACTATGGATCGACTGTCTTCTACTATTCAAACAACGGCTTCCATATGTTTGATGGCCAGAAAAGCACACCTATAGGTAATGAAAAGATAGATAAGTTTTTTGCGAAAGACTTTAACTCAGCATATAAAAACAATATGACTGCGGCGGTTGACCCTCTCAACCAGATTGCAGTTTGGTCTTACACTAGCGTTTCAAGCACGACTGGCCGTCCAGACCGTTTGTTGATTTTTAACTACGCCTTGGGTCGTTGGTCTATTGGAAACGTGGAGGCTGATTTTATCGCGCCATTCTTTAGCGCCGGTTACACGGTCGAGGACTTAGACAATCTATCCGCCACGCTAGATGGCCTAAGCACTGTCCTAGACAGCCAGTTGTTTAGAGGTGGCGAGTTCTTCTTTGGCGGTGCAGTCGGAGACAAATTGTTCACATTCACTGGCGACCCGCTTCAGGCGACAATCACAACTGGTGAGGCCACGCTCAGTGTGGGCAAGCACAGTATTGTAACGCGTGTGTACCCATATCATGAGGACGGCACTGTGGAATTGTCTGTCGGCTTGCGTGGGACGCCCACAGACACAGTCGTGTTCCAAGCTGGCGGGACAACAAACGCCAGTGGGTTTGTGCCGTTTAGGGCTGCGGATAGGTATCAGCGTGTCAAAATGTTGCTTAGTGGCAATTGGTCTTTTGCCCACGGCATTGACGTTGAGGCTAGAGAGGTTGGCCGTCGATGACTATTGAGCAGCGCACCACAAACTTTCGGATACTCAATCCTGTTACTGCGACAACAAGAGAAATCGCAGAGGTGCTAAACCGCACGATTAACGGTGGTCTAAACAGCGTTGGTTATGTGACTTTCCCTTCAAACTCAACGCAGACAACAGTTCAAGAGCCGCGCTATTCGACATCTAGCTTAGTATTTTTTACTGGTGTTGACCACGACCCTTGGCATCACAATCCATATATTGATTCCACAAGTGTAAACGGAACTATGGTTATAAATCATGACAACCAAGGACACGACGCAGACTTCGCCTACCTTATTATTGGGTAAGGACAGGATCAAAGCGAAGTTTGAGGAAAACAGAAAATTTATTGCGGATGCGCTTGAGTATTCTGGCGGCACGCACTCAATAGAAGACGTGTACCTTGCCTGCGCCACTGGTGAGGCACAGTTACATCCACTGGAAAAGTCGTGTATTATAACCGAAGTTGTTGACTACCCCAGCCTAACCGTGTGCCGAATATGGCTTGCAGGCGGTGACTTGGATGAGCTGGTTGAGGCTGAGAAGTCTATCGCAGTTTGGGCTAAGTCTCAGGGCTGCGACGCGATGGAGATCAATGGCCGCAAGGGCTGGCAAAGACAACTGAAAGATTACACCGCAACGTCGGTGGTTTTGACAAAGGATTTGAGAAATGAGTAAAGGCGGCGGTGGCGACACCAGACAAATCACACAGACAACTAGCGCACCAGCATACGCGCAACCGTTTTTGGAGTTTGGTTTATCTGAGGCTAAAAACCTATACCAAGATCAGCCAACTTATTACCCCGGTCAGACCACTATAGGATTTTCGCCTGAATCCGAAATGGCCTTGTCAGGCACCCGCCAGATGGCAATTAACGGATCGCCGTTTATTGGTGCAACGCAAGACGTTGTGATGCAAAACCTGATGGGTACTAACCCGCTGATGAGTGCAGCCTTCCGCCCTGTCGTCGAGCAGATGGATGCTAGAGCCTCTAAGGCTGGCCGGTATGGCTCAGGGTACGAGCAGGCTGCATTGGCTGGTGCGTTAGCGCCTATGGCGCTACAAGCGCAGCAAGCGGCTATTGCTCAGGCTCCTCAGGCGCGTGAGTTTGGGTTCGCTGACCTTAACACCCTTGCAGGTGTTGGCGGGGCGCGTGAGGCACAGTCTGCGGCTGAGTTGCAAGCTGACATCGAGCGCTTCAATATGGAGCAGCAGCAGCCTCTCACATCCTTGGCCAATTATATGGCAACCGTTCAGGGTGGTACTGTTGGCGGGCAATCAACCAAGCCGGTCTTCAAAAATACCGCAGGCAACGTCCTCAGTGGCGCACTAGGCGGAGCAGAGCTTGCCGGAATGATACCGGGTATGGGCGGTGGTATGGGCGCTGGACTTGGTGCCTTGGCTGGGCTTTTAGGTTAGGGGGCTTAGATGAGCGATTTCGACAAATTCAGCCGACTGCTTCAAGGCAGAGCGCCTGTGCCGCAGGCAAACATTATGCGTCAATATCAGGCACCGGGGGGGATAACCCCGCCAATGGCTTTGCTCCGCCCTCAACCGCCTAGCGCTATGCCGACTGTGCCTAAGCTGTCACCGCAAATGCAGGCATTAGCCAATCGCGTCGCTATGTCAAAATTAACACCGGGTGCCGGTCAAGTTGGTTTGCCAACTGGTGCAGGCGCAGCGCCCCAGCCTAGTGCGCCTACAATGCCTCAGGGCGGCGGCGCACCAGCGGAGATGACATTTGGCCAAAAGCTAATGCAGCCACGCACGCAGGGCATGTTAGGCGCCGCCGCCGCTGGATTTGAGGCTTCAGGCTACCAAGACCGTCCGGTGTCTCTGGGTCAGGTTTTGGGGCGTATGGGTATTGCCGGAACTAAGGCGTTTACAGCCGCTGAGGATCGCATTGCCGAGCAGAAGGCTGCTCAAGCGCCAAAGATACAAGTCGCCGGAAAAGACATTTATCGTGTTTATCCTGATGGCCGCGTTGAGAGGTTAAATAGTGGCGCTGGCGCTTCGTCTATTGAAATAAAATCTGAGGCTGGAAGATATATCACTGATGATGGAAGAATTATTCAGGCTGTTTTGGCAAAAGACGGAAAGTTGTACGAGGCGGGCAATGTTGCCCCCGGCAAAGAGCTTGATCCGAGCAAAATAGAAATTGTAGATCAATTCACGTCAATGAATTACGACGCTCTTGAAAAATACAAAAAAGATAACATCATTGCTCCTGAAAGAACCTTGAAACTAATCGACAGGTTTGCCCAGCAAATTGAGGCTGGGCCAGAAGGTTTTGTTCAAAGGCAAAAAGCGACAATTTCTTCTGCTATTAAAAATTTGTCGCAAAATACAGAGTATGATGAAAGCGAGCTTATGTTGGCTTTGCAGAAGGGGACATTGACCCAGCTAGTTGGCGCAGCTCGGCTTGAGTTATTTGGCCCCGGCGTGATGACCGAGTTTGAGCAAGCTATGGCAAGAGAGGTGCTTGCTGGAAACTTTGATAACATGAAGAAGGACGTAGCTCTTAGGCGTCTAAATCAATTTAGAGAAAGCTTTATTCCAACGTATTTAGACGCGATAGATACATATAACCGTCAGCCTATGGCTAAACGTGACAAGCGCAAGGTAACCCCATACAGCGGCTTTGACTGGAGTAAGCTAGACGGCGGTCAAGCAGGTTCTGGCGCCCCGGCGGCAAGCGGTAACACCACAACCGGTGGAAATACTTGGAGTGTTATAAACTGATGGCGATGATTGAGATCAAAGACCTCGGCAAAATTGAGGTGGACGACAACTTTTTCAAGCTCTCCCCAAAAGAGCAAAATGAGTTTGTCGATCAGGCTGTCATTCAAGACGCTATTGACGGTAGCGGTCGGGCCTTTATGACGGGCATGTTGTTTAACTTTCGCGATGAAATTGTTGCCGCACTGTCTGAGCCAAAGTCGTTTATTGGCAGCTTCACTGACGACGCAGCAGGCAAAGATTACCGCAAAGAGCTTTCAAGGCAACGTCTGCTTGAGGAGGCTTTCCGCCGCAAAAACCCTGCCGCCGCTATTGCATCTGAAATAGCAGGTGGCGTCCTAGTACCGGGTGCGGCCATAGGTCAGGCAGCGAGAGGTGCAAGCCTTCTGTCAAAACTAATGAGAACATCTGGAGCTGGCGCTGGTATGGGCGCAATTGCAGGTGCAGGTGCAGGCACGGACGCAGATAGCAGGGTTCAAAAGGCTGGAGAATACGGAACCGCTGGCGCTGTTTTAGCGCCTGTTGTCGCTGCTGCCGTGCCGGTAGCTGGAAAGATTGCAGCGCCAATAGTTAGAACCGCCGGACGCCTGACTGAGGCTGGCATTGCGGAGCCTAGTGTTCGCGCTGCCCGAATGGTTGCCAGACGGCTCAAGGATGCAGGCATAACTGGAGACGCCCTAGAGGCTCTCAAGAGAGACCCAAAACCAATGGCTCTTGCAGACATTAGCAGCAAGGGCGTGCAGTCACTGGCGCGTCTGGTGGCACAATCACCGGGCAAAGGTGCAGAGCTTGCCGAGAGCCTTAATGTGCGCCAGTTTGGCAACGACGCTGTAGAGGGCGCTGCAAAACGCATTGAGCAGGACTTAGTTAGCGCAGGCGTGCCTAAGCAAAACGCACTTGAGGCAAAGGCTGGCATAGACCAGATCAAGAGCGCTGGCGCAACTCAGGCATACAATAAATCAAACGCCTTTGAGGTTACTGAGGCGCTTAGAAACCAATTAAAGCCAGTGTTTTCTCGCCCATCTATGAAGGGAATTATTGCCGAGGCTAAGGCTTTGGCAGCAGAAAACGGCGAAAAATTTTCTGGCACAACCCTTCAGAACATAGACATGAAGGGGCTGGATTATGTTCAGCGCAGGCTTCGCGCCAGAACATCTGCCGCCTATAACTCTGGTGATGGCATGATGGGCGGCGCTATAGCTAAGACAAGAGAAGAAATTGTTAGCATCCTTGATAAGGCTAACGACGACTTTAGGCAGGCACGCGGCTTGTACTCAGACGCTATGTCTCGCCAAGAGGCTTTAGCCCTTGGCCGTAAATTCAAGACAATGAGAAGTGAAGGCGAAATTGCCGACGCAACAAAGGGATTTGGCGCAGACGAAATGCACAACTTCCGTGTCGGAATGGCTCAGTCAATAAGAGACGACATTGAGGGTGCCAAGAGTGGCGCTGACTTTGCGTCTCGCATTGCGGGAAATCAACGCCAATTGAGGCAACTTAAAGAGGCTTTCCCAGCCGAAAACATTGCGCCTCTTGAGGAGGCTTTGGCAAAAGAGAGCCAAATGGCCGCCACACGCAATCGCACATTAGGCGGGTCTCAGACATTTCAAACATCGGCGGAATCAGCCAAGGCTGCCGCTGAAGACCTGACAATGGCAAGAAGGGCTGTTGAGGGGGCAAAGCAAGGTGGCTTAGTTGGTGGCGTCGCTCAAAGCGTCGGCCCAATGCTGGAATCTGCCGCGATGGGTATCGGCCCACGCACAAGCAAACAACTTGGCGATCTGCTATTCGCAACAGACCCAGCAAGCCGCGCTGCTGCGATTAGCAGGGTGCAGCAGGCAAGAGGGCTTGGCGGTCGCGCGTTGGCTCGCGGGCCGGTTTTGCCTCAGCAGCCAAGGGTGCCTTCGCTTGCGTCTAGGGTGGCTGGCGGAGTTGGCAGAGGCATAAGTGGCGCAATTCCGCGTGGCCTGCTTTACTCAACAGGCCAGCAAGTTGGGCCGCAGATTGCCGACGCTTTAAACCCCATCAGCTCCGCCCAAGCCTCCAGCCTCGAAGATATGGCGGTCGGCGGCAACATTGTTGGCTATGAGACTGTGACGGATAGGCAGGGCAACCCTGTGACGTTTGCCAAGACATCTGATGGCCGTGCGGTGCGCGTGCGCTAACCACCCCTGACGCGGCTGGCGTTGTGTGTTATAAATAAGGCTGTCGCCTTTAGGAGAAAGAAATGGCTAAGACCAAGATCAGCGAATACGACTCAAGCTCAAGCTCGAATACTGACATCGACAGTATCGACCTTGGCGAAGGTACAATGGTGCCAAGTGACGTTAACAACGCTCTGCGCGAGGTTATGGCTCACCTAGCTGATATGAACGCTGGAACTGCTGCCATTCAAGACACCTTCACGCTGTCTGATCCGGCTGACGATACCAAGCAGGTACGCATTGACGCTGGCAACATCACAACTGCCACCACCCGCGTCCTAACCGCACCAGACGCTGACATCACTGTTGCTGGTCTGTCATTGGCGCAGGAGTTCACCAAGACGCAGAACTTCGATGCGACAACGCTCACAGACGCCGCAAGCATTAGCTGGGATGCCTCGGCAAACCAAGTGACTAGCGTGACGATTGCTGACAGCCGCACAATGGCTGCGCCTACCAATATGGTTGACGGTGCGTGTTACGTCATCACGGTAATTCAAGACAGCACAGGTGGATACACTATGTCTTGGGACAGCGTGTTTAAGTTTGCAGGAGCAACCGCGCCAGTGGTCACTGCAACAGCGGATGCAAGAGACATCTTTGTATTTGTGTCTGACGGCACAAATATGTACGAAATCGGTCGTAGCCAGAACATAGCTTAAAGGCGGTATTATGAGCAGCTTATTTGGTATTGGCGGTGGCGGCAACGTAGGTGCCAGCGATTCGTTTTATCCTGTGACGATTGATGACAGCTTGCGCTTTGAAGATGGCAGCAGCGCATACCTAAGCCGCACACCGGCTAGTGCTGGCGACCGCAGGACTTGGACGTGGAGTGGCTGGGTCAAGCGTGGCAGCAACATATTAGGAACAAATCAAAGTTTATTTTCAACTGCTACCGCTTATGATGACCTTAGGTTTAGCAGTAACGAAACTATATTGTTTTATGGAGGTTCTGGCCTTTTTAATATACAAACAAGCGCAAAATATAGGGATGTATCTGCTTGGTATCACATTGTTGTAGCTTACGATAGCACTCAAGCAACATCCACGGATAGAATTAAAATATACGTTAATGGTCAACAAGAAACAGATTTTGTTGCTTCTACATACCCATCACTAAACAGAGAAGTTGGATTTAACAATTCAATTGCTCACGCAATAGGTCGTAGACAAAGTTTATCAGATATTTATTATGACGGCTATATGGCAGACATCCACTTCATTGACGGTCAAGCCCTAGACCCTACCAGCTTTGGTGAGTTCAAAGACGGCGTGTGGATTCCGTCAACTTACTCCGGCAGCTACGGCGATAACGGTTTCCATCTTGAGTTCGATGGCGCGGTAACTGATAGCAGCGGCAACGGCAATGATTGGACTGCCAATAATATTTCGGCGCACGATTATGTGCCGGACAGTCCAACGAATAACTTTGCTACTTGGAATTCAATTTGGAAATACCAAAGCACTGAAAGTTGGGGTCAAACAGGAACCACATCAGAGGGAAATTTACGTTGGAATGGAAATACTGGCAATGAGGTTCAATCTGGTATTGCCGCTACTTTTCAGCTTCCAACAACAGGAAAATGGTATTGGGAATGTGAAGCAACATCAGAACCTTCAACTTCAATTTCTTGGCTTGGCATTATTGATGAAGATACAAATGTTGTAAAAGTTGCGTCAAATACTTTTACATTTGCAACAGGCGACATAATAAATCTTGCATTTGATGCAGACAATCAAAGAATGTATTTTGGCAAGGATGGCACGTTTGGGGCTGGTGAAGACCCTACAAATCCGTCAGATGGAACGGCAGCCACAGGAACTGGTTATTTGCCTTATTGTGCTGGAGTTAAAGGAACAGGCGGCACTGAACCAAAGTTTACAGCCAACTTCGGTCAAGACAGCACCTTCTCTGGCACAACCACCGCTGGCGGCAACCAAGATGCCAACGGCGTGGGTGATTTTAAGTATGCGCCACCGGCTGGGTTTCTTTCGTTGTGTTCCGCATCGTTGCCAACGCCTACGATTATTGATGGGTCTGAGCATTTCAATACGGTGCTTTATACTGGCACTGGTGCAACGCAAAGCATCACTGGTGTTGGGTTTGGCAGCGCACCAGATTTTGTTTGGATAAAGCAAAGAAGCGGTGCAGCTTTTCACAATCTTTACGACAGACTTAGAATTGTTGGTGGAGACCACAAACGACTTTACTCAAACGCAACAAACGCTGAAGAAAGTTCAACATATTTAGGCACAACAAACTTAACCAGTTTTGATGCTGATGGTTTTTCTGTTGGCAATGGTTCTGACACAAACAACAGCGGTTCAACCTACGCAGCTTGGAACTGGAAAGCTGGCGGCACTGCGGTCAGCAATACTGATGGCTCCATCACCTCGCAAGTTTCTGCGAATGTTGCCGCTGGGTTTTCAATAGCCAGTTATAGCGGCACAGGTAGCGCAGCCAGTTTTGGACACGGCTTGGGTGTTCAGCCTTCTATGGTTATAGTCAAAAGAAGGGATAGCACACCTTCTTGGCAAGTTTTCCACACAGCTTTAGGTGGTGGTAAATCTATAGAGTTAGATAACACTAGTGCTGCTGGCTCAACAACTTCTGTTTGGAATAATACGGCTCCAACATCTTCAGTTGTAAATATTGGAACCCACGGCGGTACAAACACATCTGGTGGAACTTATGTGGCTTACTCATTCGCAAACACCGAAGGCTACCTCAAGGCAGGCAGCTATGTCGGCAATAATAGCACAGATGGGCCTATGGTTTTCACCGGACACAAACCCGCTTTCGTTATGATAAAATGTTCCAGTGGTGCAGGTACTTCTTGGGTTATGTACGATGGAGAACGTGACACATATAATGCGGTCACTAGGAATTTATTTGCAAACACATCTGCGGCTGAAGCTACATCCTATGCAATAGATTTCTTGTCCAACGGTTTCAAGATACGTTCTCTAACGTCAAACCTTAATGACAGCGGATTGACTTATATTTACTTATCTTTCGCATCATCGCCACTAAAATTTGCAAACGCCAGATAAGGAGATATACCGATGGCATACAAATACTCAGGTCGTATTATCCGCGCTGGCAAGGCGTGGACAGACAATGACGGAATACAGCACCCAGCTAACTGGATGTTGTGGGATGACGCAACCAAAGCAGCCAAGGGGCTAGTCTGGGAAGATGACCCAGACAACAGCTTTGATGGTCGGTTCTATTGGTCAGCCGGTGTGGCTAAGTCGCTGGATGATGTGAACGCTGTCGATGAAGATGGCAACGCTATCAACGATGCTGATGGCAACCAGATAGTAACGCTTGGCCTCAAGTCAAACGCCATTGCCACAGTTAAGGTACAGGCTGGTGGCTTGCTTGCACCGACTGACTGGATGGTCGTGCGGTCTGCCGAGAACGGCACAGACATCCCTGCCGATGTTCTAGCCTACCGCGCAGCCGTTAGAGCCGCGTCAGGCACGATTGAGGCAGCTATCACTGCTGTCACTACCTTGGACGCCTTTATGGCGTTGTATGACGCCCCTGTGGACGCTGACGGCAATCCTACTGGCAACGCACCTATCAATGACTGGCCGGATGCAATCTAATGCAGATGACCAGCCTTGTAGATATGCTGCTTGGCTTAGTGGCTGCCGCTGGAGCTTGGTGGATGAGCGAGACTAGCAAAGAGCAAAAGCGCATCAACATCTTGCTGAACAAGACGCGGGAAGAATACGCCTCAAAGGACGATGTGCGTAACGACATGCGTAACGTAATGGATGCCCTGCACCGCGTCGAGGATAAGCTTGACAAAGTCCTGAGCAGGTAGGTGTTCAAGGCTGTCGTATTAGCTTGCGTTATAGGGTCGCCGACTGACTGCGTTGAGTTCCACGATATCCGTGGCCCCTATTACACTGAAAGAGAGTGCCGCAGCCGCGCTATGGAGATGTCCAGAGCTGTTGGCGAGATAGCTAACCTGATGCCGATAAAATGGCGTTGCGACGTTCTGAGGAAAGGGATGCTGTCATAATGGAGCCTATATCAACCGCATTGGCTGGGATTGCTCTGGTAAAGGCGAGCGTGGATGGGATCAAATCCGCGCTCGGCACTGCAAAGGATATAGGCGCTATTGCCAATGACATCGACGCGCTTCTCAATGGGCAGGCTCAGGTTCAGGCCGCCAGCAACAAAAAGGCTGGGGTCGGACTAGCCGACCAATTCGGTGTTCAGTCTGTAGCCAAGGAAATGATCGACGCGAAGATCGCCGCAGAACACGTCGCCGAAGTTCGCCGCCTGACAGACCACCGGTTTGGGGCAGGGACGTGGCAATCAATTTTGGATGAGAGAGCCAAGCGGATCAGGGAGGCCAAGGCCGCCCAGCTAGAGGCTCGGCGTCAGGCTCAATTGCGGCAAGACGAAATAATGGAAAACTTCAAAATCGGAATAGGTATTTTCTTGTTGTCGGTCGTTGTGGTAGGTTTATTTGTCGTTGTGATGGTGTCAACTGCTGGAGCCATTGGGCTTAAATGAGTGAAACAACAACCGGACTTATTGGCGAGTACATTGCTGCCGCCGCTATTCTTGCACAAGGGTGGCGCGTCTCTATGGCTCAACAAGACCGGGTAGATATGGTGGCGTGGAATGGGCAAGAGTTTCTTCGAGTGCAGGCAAAGACTGCGAGTTTACTTGGCAATCAAGATGGTCGATCTCCGCGTCACCACTTCCAACTTGGTCACGGCTGTAAAGCAAAACATCTGCCAACAAAGGATGATTACGATGTTCTCTGCCTTGTTTCCCCCAATGCGCGAAGGGTCTTGTTCATGCCGGTTACGTCAGTACGGCAATATAGTATGCGCCTGCCAGCGTCGCGCTTCACTGAGGCTGCGGAAAACGATAGCTGGGATAAGGCGGTTGATCACGTTTTGGAGATGAGGCGATGAATAAGGACGCGCTGCGCGAGGAGCTGGCCGAAGACGAGGGCTGTAAGTATTCGATTTATTTGGATCATCTCCATCTCCCCACTTTCGGAATTGGTCACCTAATCAAAGAGCATGACCCAGAATACGGCCTGCCGGTCGGCACTGAGGTGTCGGAAGACCGCGTGCGCAAGGCCTTTAATCTCGACATTGCCGTGACGATTGAGGACTGCCGCCGCCTGTGTGACAACGTCGGCGTCGATTTCAACGAGCTTGACCTGAAATATCCAGACGGCGCGTTGGCGTTATGCAATATGACGTTTAACCTCGGCTACCCCCGCCACTCGAAATTCAAGAAGATGTGGGCTGCCGTGGCTGAGGCTATGGAAGACCCCAAGGCGTGGCTGACCGTGGCCGCAGAGGCTGAGGACAGCCGCTGGTTTGATCAGGTGCCTAACAGAGCCAAGAGGCTCACGGCACGCTTTAGGGCGCTGGCTGATGAGTAAGGTGCTGCTGGAATATAAGATCATCCCCCGGCTGATGATTTTTACTATGACCGTGGTTTATGTGCGTTGCATTGAGTGGGCGCTGGCGATGCCAGACTTGTCGACACAACAGGCCAGCCTGATTAGCGTGGTTACCGGGGCTATGACTGGTAGCCTAGCCGTGTTTTTAAACTCGGAGGCGAAGAAATGATCCAAGCACTATTAGGCCCAATCTCCAGCCTTGCGGGAACGTGGCTAGAAGGCCGCGTGGAGACCGCTAAGGCGGAGACAGGCGCAAAGGTAGCCAAGGCCAAGGCAGAGGCCACCATAATGGAAAAAAAGGCCACTGGCGAGATTGATTGGGACTTGAAGATGGCCGATGCCAGCGCGGCAAGCTGGAAAGACGAGTGGCTTACAATTTTGTTTAGCATCCCCCTGATCCTAGCCTTCTGCGGCGATTGGGGTAGGCATATAGTATCTGAGGGCTTTGCGGCGCTTGAGGCTATGCCGGAGTATTATCAATATACCCTTGGCGTTATCGTCTCAGCCAGCTTTGCGACGCGTTCTGCCGCCAAGTTTTTTGGCAAAAAATAAGGGGGCTTCCGCCCCCTCACCTCACTTGTATAGATATTGATAGTCAAACCTGTCGGCGGTCTGCATATCCTCGAAAACCACATTGTAGCTTTCATCGTCAATGCGCTCGACCCGCCTGACCAAGGCTGTCACCAGCCTGCCCTTGGGGCCAGTCACGCTGACTAGGTCATCTGGCTTTAGGTGTTCTGTCTGCATGTCATCCCCCTATAGTAACTTAAACGCTCTGGCTTTACCGGCCACCTTCTCAGCCGCGCCACGCTCAACCAGTCCGGCCATCAGCCGGTGTACTTGGCTGAAGCTCTTGCCGGTCTTTTGTGACAGCTCACTGATGGTCGGCGTGTAGCCGTAACGGCGGGTCATGCGGTCAATCAGAATCCGCAGCTCCGTCTGAGCCTTTGTCAGCGGCACATCAATCATCTTTTGACTCCTTAATGGTTAAGGTTGACTGCCGGACAATCCGTGCGGGCTTGGCCGGTGTCGTCTTTGCCGGTTGCGCCTTAAAATTACGCATTGGCCATTTAACATAGTAAGAGCGATTGCCGACCATCCCGACCGCCTCATCGTGGCTGCCCATACGCTCTTTCAGCATAGCCTCAGCTTCGTCGATGTCGCCCTCAGCCGCCCGCTTGGCGTCCTTGGCGTTGACAAGTTGCGCCAGCCAGTCGTTGTCTTCGCCCTCAAGCGTGATTGGCGGCGCGCCGTCATCGACACGAGGATACGCTGTATTGCCGTCGGAGCTGGACTGGATCGGATACCAGTCAACGTCAAACTTGCGGCGCTCAAACTCCTCGATTTCGTCCGTGATGCGCGACTGAGTTGCGGCGTTGGCTTGATACAAGAAGATGCGTAGCTCCACACCGCCGTATAAGACGCACACGGCGCCCCACGTTAACTTGGTGGCCATCAATTGCCCCTGCAACTGTAGCGGCCCCCTGTGAGGCGCTGGGCGGTCTTCTGGTTTGCTGCTAGTGAGCTTGCTCTCCAAGACGCCGACGCCGTCCACCCAGACAGGGCCGTCAACGCAATAGATGCCCTTGGCTGGGTCTGTGGTGACTTCATGCCCCAGCCCGCCGTCAGCGGTGCCGTCAAGCGACACGGCGAATGGCAACGTGTCGTGAAAAACGGCGTCGTGTTCCAGCTTCAGGTCAGTCAGGTTTAGCCTTTCAGCGGCGGTGGTGAGGATGACGCCCTCTAAGGCGTCACCCCAATCGCAGGCTTCGTTGCCGTTGAATGGATTTGGGTTTGGCTTGCCTTCGATTGAGGCTAGTGCCTCAGCCAGCAAGTCGTTTGGCGTGCCGTATGGCGACGCGTTCATCAGCAACGGTATGCGTGATGCGGTGACGATGTCGTCTGGTGTCTTTTTACCGACCATTTTTATTTCTCCTGTTTGACAAGGCCTCATAAGTTTCGGGGCAAGCATCAGACGGACTTAATTCGATCAATATCGGTAAATCACGAGATATAGCTTGGTATGCGGCTGTACTGAGGGCAGTAGTTTTGCTTGCGTGATACCATCTGCCAACTTCTCCATCGTCAGTAATCGCTATGACGAGCCAAGGCATTTCATCGCTTTCAACTTCAATAATCAAAACTGCATTAGTGAATGCGCCGGTGCTTGTGTCCTTGCTCGGAACTGGGTGATACTCTTTTGCGATATTTATAACTACGTTTTTCATTAGTTTACTCCTTGTTCTTTTCTAAGGTTTTGGTTGTTGCCGTGTATTGGCTCAATGCCGACGGCCTGTTCTGGCGTCCAGCCATTTCTGACACGCCAAGACACTGTTTGTGGGTTTATGCCGGTTTTTCTTGCGGCTTCTGATATTGAGCTAAACCCTTTTATTTTTGTTGAATTAGACCAAGAGCGCCTTGGTTCAAGCCCGAACGCCTCAGCGATTGTCCAACCATTAGATAGTCGCTGCGTTACGCACCCAGCCCTAATCCCAAAATGCTTTGATGCTTTTGATATGCTGGGGAAAAGCAAATCACCAACAATAATCTCACTGCCACGACTTGTTGGGCGGTCTCTTTTTTTAATCTCAAATGCTTCTTCAAGTGACCAGCCCATTTTTTTTCGAGAATGATACAAATTGTCCGATATGCCGTAATGCTCGCAAGCCTCTTTTATTGAGGTAAATTTTTTGCCCATTACAAATATGGGTTTGCCAACAGAAAGTGTGGCGTGATGTTTTCCATTGTACTTTTTAATATTTGCAGGGGGCGCGTCAATCTCAACTGCTTGCCTTGGCGTCCAGCCAGCCCTCAAAATCCTGTGTCTGATATTGTGAACGCTGACAGTGAAATGCTCTGCCAAATCGCCGCACCCATAATATTTTTTGCCGTCAATTTCATACAAATCACCTGAGGCCAATTTAAAAGTTGGGCAACCACCTGATTTTACGTTGTACCCATTTGGGTATTTGGTGTTTAGTTTTTTTATCCAATACCTTTCTGCGCGGCTTAATGTTTTTAGGTTTTCAGTCTTGTCCAAAATTTCAAACTTGAAGGCGTCTTGACCATAAACCCTGATAGCGTGGGCTATGGTTTTGGCGCTTCCTTTTTTAGAATTTCTAGCTTTAGCAAAATGCTCCGTGACGCGCGGCTCTAAGGTTTTTCTGCGCGTAAGCCCAACATACTGCATACCATTAACCGTATTGGTCGCAAGATAAACGATCATCCCGCACCCCCAAAGCGAACCATCAGCGCCCACACGTTATATTCAGTGGTCACCGCACTAGTAAAAAACGCCAAGCCAAATGCCATCAGCAACAGCATACAAATTGTGTCTTTAATCATGTCGCTCTCCCCCACTTGGACGGCTTCTTTAATCGTCCGTCAGCCTTCTTCGGTGCCAACGCCGTCCAGCCGTTAACGTGTAGCCGATACGCGCTACACACAACCTCACCGCCGACCCAAGATTCACCACGCGATATGTGCGTGATGAGGCTCTTGTGGTCGGTGCGCTTGCAAGCCAACGCGATTGCGTCGTGCCTGTCGTACAAAGGTCCAGTGACAACCGGCGCAGTGAACGGACGGCTCACGACGTACCAGAGTTTTTCGCGGTCTGTTCTGATCTGTTTCATGCTGATCTCCCATTTTATAATTGAGCAAATAAAATTTCGCTTTGCACATACTCCAGCAAAATGCCTTCTGGAATAGCATCCAAAACATTCTTGGATTTGGTTTCGCTTAACAACTCTTGGACGCCATCTTCAAGACCACTCCAAAACATTGCTGCGTTGCCACCATCAGTAAGCCCAATTGAGTTTTGCACAAACAGACACAGAGCATCCAAATCATCAAAAGATTTGCTCATAACAAGTTTACTGATACTGATTTCAAGAGCCTTACTTGAAGCCTTAGCGATAGCCTCATCACGGTCATTGCCTGACCATTCGTCATAAGAAGTGTCACCATTAACGCAAACGGTAATGCCATACACATCAAGCCCTTCAGCGTCGGCATCTTCTTGAGATGCAAAGGCAAACAACTGAACATAGTTTTCGCCTGACCCATCCAAGTCAAAGCCAATGCTGTTGCAAGCGTCATTGCTATAAGAAAAGTCAGTCCATTTGATTTTAGACTTAGCGATTAAGGCGTCATACTTTTCGCTGGAAATGCCGTAAGCATTAAGGCTTTCCTCTTTTGTGTAATCAAAACGCCCACACTCACTGACAGTAGGGTCAGTAACCCAAACGCCATCAAACTCAAAGCCATCGTCTTGTGTTGCAGAATTAACGTCATTCAGAAGTTCAGTAATATAGTGCATTGGTAATCTCCCTTAGTTGAGGCGGGGCTGTTAAGCCACCGCCATTGCTAAATATGCGACATCATAAGCGTCTTCCTTAGACATCCCCGAAAACATAGCCGCTGATCCAGCTTCGGCAAATGCTTCAGCACGACTTTCGGCTTTTACCTCTGCATAATCTTCCTCAAGAGCTGCACGACACTTTGATAAAACCTCAGAGACATCTGAGCCACGAAACTCAGTAGCGTCTGACATAGCAAGCTCAACCGTAGCAACAACGCCTTCCCCAACAAAAATTGTCATGCAACCAATATCAAAAATTTCATCTTTATAAAGTGTCCATATTGGAACGCCCGCTTTAACTCTTTTTGCTATCAAATCCATTTGGTAATCTCCCTGATTTCCCGTGTTTGTCCCTCTTACCTATTATATATAGGGATGCTATTTACATATGACAAGACCGATATTGCATTATTATTAGATTAATTGCAGAAAAATATCACTATGCCTTTAATCGCCCAAATTTGCCCGCTGACGGCATGTAGGCGTTTTGGGGCATAAGTGTACCAAAAAGAAGCCAGAAGCGTTTTTTGCTTCCAGCAACGATCACAGAAGGGTCATAAAATGAGCGAAGTTAAACCAGTTTTGTTGAGGCTCAGAGCCTCGACCATCGAAATGCTAAAGGCCGAGCTGGCTGTGTCGGCTCACCGTAGTCAGTCGTCGCTTGCCGATGAGCTGCTGGTCAGACAGCTTGAGAGCAATATCCGCCAGCGCCACATCCAGACGACAATGGATCACCAAGCGGGGCGGGGTTGATGCGTGCCGGTGGAGGGCGTGCAAAAGGGGCAGCGTTTGAAAGGCAGATCGCGGGCATGTTGTTCGATGAGTTGGGCATAAAGTTTAAGCGCAACCTTGAGCAGTATCAGATGAAAAATCTGGCAGACCTGACGTCATCAGACGCATCGTTTCCGTTTTTATTGGAACTGAAAAGATATAAAAATGCCGTGTCATCTTCTTGGTGGGATCAGATAATGACCGCCGCCCGCACGTCAGAAGGAAATCCTAACGACTGCCTGCCGTGCCTGATCTGGAAGCTAGACCGGCAGGACATAAGCGTGCGGATACCCATCGAGGCACTGGCGCGGTTAGGGCGGCCACTGGCTCAGGACGTGGCTGAGGCATACGACTGGCGTTATACGGCGACACTGTCTTGGCCTGACTTCATTATGGTGTGCCGCGACTTGATGGCGAGGAAATGAGATATGCTCAGGATGCTTGACCTATTTAGTGGCATTGGCGGCTTTAGCTACGCTGGCGAAAAGCTGGTGGGTGGCTATGAGACAGTCGCGTTTTGCGAGTATGATAAACACGCACAGAAGGTCTTGCGTAAGCATTGGCCTGACACAGAGATAATTGATGACGTGAGGGAGTTAGCTAATGACGCAGAAAGATTCAGAGGATCAGTTGACATTATTTGTGGCGGATATCCTTGCCAGCCCTTCTCGCTCGCCGGGGTCAGACGAGGCGATAAGGATGACCGACACCTCTGGCCGGAAATGCTTAGAATTATCCAAGCTGTCAGGCCGACTTGGGTTTGTGGAGAAAACGTTGCTGGCCACATCTCTATGGGCCTCGACGAGGTGCTATCTGACTTGGAAGCCGAAGGATACCAAACAAGGTGCTTTGTTATTCCGGCTGTCGGTGCGGATGCCTACCACCGCAGAGACAGATGCTGGATTGTGGGCTACGCCAAACGCGATGGATCATCTGCCGCAGAGGTCAGAGGAGAGCCTCAAGAAGATGGCGGAAGGCCACCGGAAGGGCAGGGCTTTGCCGAGCAATCTGCGGGAACAGGTAGACCCAGAGACGGTCAGGAAGTGGCAGGAGGCGCAGGAGCCGAAGCTATGGGCAACGCCGACAGCGGTACAGAGGCGAAACAGGGCGCTGGATTTAGTGGAGAACAATTCGACGGTGCGTCGCCGAGGGAGTGGGCAAAAGAGGGGCATAGAGCTACCGACGCAAGTGAAGATGTATCCAACGCCAGCGGCGAGGGATTACAAGGGAATGTCGGGGAAGGGCAGGCAGGAGCGCAAGGGCAACCCGAAGGATACCCTGCCCAATGCCGTTGGTGGGAGCCTGAACCCGCAGTGGGTCGAGTGGCTAATGGGGTACCCGGTCGGATACACAGACTTAGACAGTTAGGGAATAGCATCGTGCCTCCGGTGGCGGCGCGGATATTGTGGGCTATCAAGGAGGCGCACAATGGCTAGGCCAATGTATGAGACACAAGCCGACCGCAACAACGAACAGCGTGTGGCTGACTTACTGGCGGAAAAGGGCTACACGCTGGTGAAGTTGCCGCTGCAATACAAGCTCGACTTCGCCATTATTGAGGATGAGTTAGACAAGGTTGTGGGCTTTGCTGAGTTGAAAGCCAGAACGGTTGAGATGAATAAGTACCCTACGGCAATGATATCCTTGGCCAAGGTGGTCAAGGCGCATGATATTAGCGCTTGCACGAATTTGCCGTCGTATTTTATCGTATTGTACAAGGACGCATTGGTGAGGATAAACTTTGCCAGCGAGTTCTCTGTCAATATTGGTGGTAGGTCAGACCGAGGCGATCCGCAAGATCGTGACGTTTGTGCCTACTATCCAATTGAGGGGTTCACGGTTGTGAGCCAATTTTGAAAAGCTGAAAACGAAAAAGGAAACGTAAAATGGCTTTAGGTTTTGTAAATGAAAATGGCGGTGACGGTTCAACAATCGTGCCGATTTTGAAATATGACACGCGTGGCGGTTACATCATTAAGGTGGATAGGCACCAAGATGAGGGCGGCACTTGGGTGAAGGATGAATCCGAGCTGGAGTATCCGGTCAAGGTTGCGATGGATCTTGAGAACATCAAAGTCGGCTGGCTCGGCTTTGTTGGTGGTGCGCCAGACTTTCATCTGGTCAACATTGGTGAGCCAATGCCAGCACGTCCAAGCCCTGACCACAATCAGGGGTTTCAGGTCAAGCTATGCAACAAGGAGCTGGGGCTGCGTGAGTTGAGCAGCGGTGCAAAGACTATGACTATTCCAATGAACGACTTACACAACGCATACGAGGCTCAGAAGGCCGACAATGCGGGCAAGGTGCCGGTCGTTGAGTTTACCGGCTCTGAGCGTTACAAGGTTAACACGCCAAATGGTGAATTGACTTTTAAGAAGCCGGTGATGGTTATCTCCGGTTGGGTTGACCGTCCGGCAACCTTAGACGGTGCAGCAGCACCGCAAGAACCTGCGCCGACAGTGTCTGCGCCTGCAATGGAAGCTGTTGCCACCTCGGCAGCTCCAGTGGCGGGCAGCGACCTGTTTTAGCGCGGGAGGTCACGGCGGTTAGGGTTTCCCTCCCTTTCCCTAGCCGTCGTGGCCGCTTTAACAAAGGGACAAAGGGGCAGGAAAGGGTTTAGTTATGAACAATTACGAGTTGCCGCAGGGCAACGTGCAGATCAGCTTCAGCGGCGGTAGAACTAGCGCCTTCATGTTGCATAGCATACTGCAAGCGAATGGTGATTTGCCAGATCGCTGCCAAGTTATGTTTGCGAACACTGGCAGAGAGATGCCGGAGACTTTAGACTTTGTGCATGAGTGCGAAGAAAAATGGGGAGTGCCAATCACTTGGATTGAGTACGACAGACCTGACGGAAAGGCTGGCTATCGCGTCACAGATCATCAGGGCGCTAACAAAACAGGTGAGCCATTTGAGGTGCTTATCAGGGCAAAGAAATACCTGCCCAATATTGCTGCTAGGTTTTGCACCACAGAGTTAAAGATTCTGCCAATGAAAAGGTATTTAGTTAAAGAGCTTGGTTGGAAGAACTGGTCAGCCGCCGTTGGTATAAGGGCAGACGAGCATCACCGAGCGAAGACAGACAGCAAGGATCGTTGGTCTTATTGGTATCCATTACTTGATTCCGGTGTAAGCAAAAAAGATATTGGTGAGTTTTGGCGCAAGCAGAATTTTGATTTGAGACTTGGCAATGCCGACAACAAGACGCCGAAAGGCAATTGCGACTTTTGTTTCTTAAAAAGTGAATCAATATTAGCGTCAATGGCGAAGCAGCATCCAGATAGAGTTGACTGGTGGGTGCGTATGGAAAAAGAGGTTGGATCAACATTTCGTAAGGGTAGGAACTTGGCTGAGTTTGTGGATTTTGCCCAAAGGCAACAAGATTGGGTCTTTGATGAGGAGGGCTATTTCTGCCAAGGAGATGAAGGGGAGTGTATCGAATGACAAATATATCAGCTCACATTGAGCAAATAGCGCGGCACTATTGGGGTGAACCCAATATGAAGCTGTCGCAAAAAGGCCGGACGCTCCGTTTTGGCAACAGAGGCTCACGCGAGGTGCATCTGGGCAAAGGCACTTGGTTTGACTTTGAGACAAACGAGGGCGGTGGCTGTGTGGATTTGGTGCGGATGAACGAGGGCGCCACAATCGCCAGCAACATACCTGAGATATTGGAGCGAAAGTTCGGCATACAGCGTCAGGCGCAGCAGTCGTTACAGCCAGCGCGGTTTATGTCAGCGGTGTACGACTATATCGACGATCAGGGCGAGGTGCGCTATCAGGTCAGGCGGTTTGAGCCGAAGACGTTTAGGCAGTGTCGGCCAGATGGTAAGGGTGGCTGGCTCTTTAATATGGATGGCGTCGAGGCGTTACCGTATAACCTGCACCACATAATCACCAACCCTGACGCGCCAATATTTATTGTGGAAGGCGAGAAGGCGGCACAGCGGCTGACTAAGCTGGGGCTAGTCGCCACAACGTCTCACGGTGGTGCCAAGAAGTGGCAGCCGGTATTGAACCAGTATTTCGCTGGACGCAATGTCGTGGTGCTTGCTGACAATGACGACGCGGGCCGCGAACATGCGGATATCGTGATCGGCAACCTGTTTGGCGTCGCCGGTCGGGTAAAGCGGGTGGAGCTGGACGGCCTACCGGCCAAGGGCGATGTCGTTGACTGGCTCGACAGCGGCAAGGGCTTAGAAGATTTGACGGCAGCGGTGAAGGCTGCCGTGGTTGTGGCTGAGGCTCCGGTGGTTGAGGTTGAGGCGGAGGATTATAACAACGATAATAATGACGGCGATTACTTCGATTTCGTTGACGAGGACTACCTGATGAACATGCCGCCAATCGAGTGGGCGGTCGGTGAGGGTGACGATGGGCTAATCACGGCGCACGGCTTGAGTATGATCTACGGCCCGCCGGGAAGCGGCAAGAGTTTTATCAGTCTGGATATGGCGCTGTGTCAGGCGCACGGCATCGAATGGCAGGGCATTGAGACCAAGCAGGGCGACGTGCTTTACATAGCCGGTGAGGGCGTGGGCGGGCTTGGTAAGCGCGTTAAGGCGTGGAAGTCAACGCACGGATTAGGCACAAGCGGTCACTTTCACATGTTGCCTCTGGCCGTAAACATGCGCGATCAGGCTGAGGTTGAGAAACTAATCCGGTCAATCGACAGGCTGGATAGGAAGTGGACGGCGGTATATATCGACACATTGGCGCGGGCAATGCTGGGGGCTGACGAGAATAGCTCGACCGAAAGCGGGTTAGTTATATCTGCGGCTGACGCTATTCGCAATCATGTGCAGTGTGCGGTCGTGTTTGTGCATCACAGCGGTAAGGCGGCGGAGCGCGGGGCAAGGGGGTCGTCGGCCATCCTTGGCGCTGTAGACACGTCTGTGGTGGTGTCTAAGGACGAAAGCTACATAACGATGCGCGTTGAGAAGCAAAAGGATGCCGAGCCTATGGCCGATATCACGCTGGAGATGACGCCGATTGCATCTATATCAGGATCATCTGTGGTGCTGACGAGGCTGGATGGCGATGAGGCGGCGCGGATAAAGCGGTCGAAGCCACTCAATGCGGATCAGAAGATAGCCCTTGAGGCGCTCAGAAATGTCATTATAGACACCGGCAGAGACCGCGTTCCGTCGCGTGAATGGGCGGATGCACACGGCGGAAAATTGCCCGATAAAGACCCAAAAAGGCGCGGAGATGACCGGACGGCACTAATCAAGAAGGGATTGGTAGGTGCAGACAAGTGGACAGTGTGGCTAATTAACGAAAACAAAGAGTTAACATAGCATATCCGATTCCGATCGGAACGTCCGTCGGATCACTTCGGAATGTCCGTCCGATCCGGTTTCCTTTAGGAACCGGACGGATATTCGGAAAGCGGAAACGGAAGGTAAAAATGGAGGGTGTAATGGCGACTAAAAAGACAACGAGGCCGAGGCCAAAACCTAGTAAGGTTTACTATCAGCCTACTCAGCCAGCAATGCGTCGGATGCAGGACGCGTTGCATAGGTATGATGATGTCGTGTCGGAGGTTGAGGGGCGATGGGGTGTAGATCGGCTGGTGTGGTTGGTTGGTGGTGACCTGCGTGACAGGTTTGAACAGCAGATGGATAGGCTCAATGCGGCGATAGATAAATGCGATCCGTCGATTGAGCATGAGGTTGAAGTGACGTTGCGTGGTGTGGCGGCGTTAGAGGCTGCCGCCACAGCTGCTGGCGCGAAGCCGCTGACAGGCGACTACATCGAGGGCAGGATGCCTGACGGTAGGGTGATAGCTATTACGGCGACAGGATATGAGGCGGGCAAGGTAAAGCGCGACAATCGTGAGATGGTCGTGTATTCTGTCGATGAGGTAGGGCGTATCATTGAGGGGTTGAATAAAGAGGCACCTGTGGTTGATGCTATAAAGAATGCGTTTGCCGGAGCTGAGGTTGTGAGCGTAAAGCCGGTTCCGGCTAACCTAGACGACGAGATACCGTTTTGAGTGGGGTTCGGATGGAAGATATCGACAACGAGCGTGACGACGTGCTGAAGGATAGGGAATACATGCTTCTCGGCACGTCCACTTGGGTTGACGTTAGGACGCTCACAGTGAACGTGCAGCGCGTTGGCAATGGCGTTAGGGTAGATATATGGCCAAAGGAGCTTATGCGGGGCTACGAGCCTATAGCAAGCGTTGAGGTGCCGTTCAGTAAGGGGAGGGATAATGATTCAGGCGGGGGATGGTAGCTGGCAGCGTATGCTCGATCAGGACAGATGCCCAAAGTGTCGGAGCCTAATGACAAAGCTGGTAAATGAGCAAATGATGGTCAAGCGTGAGTGCTTGGTATGTAATTTAACGATTAACGAAATGAGTAGAGATGATGAAAAGGGCTGAGGTTTTAGACGACGCGAAACAGAAAGTGACGGTCGACCGTGCGGCGGATCACGGTGATATGGAGAAAAATTTTAACACTATTGCGGTGTATTGGTCTGAGCATTTAGACCACAAGGTCACGGCTATTGATGTTGGCGTTATGATGACGCTGCTTAAAATGGCAAGAGCGAAGGGCAATCCGTATCATCAGGACAATTATGTTGACGGTTGTGGCTATCTAGCCTGCGCGGGTGAGCTGGTGGATACAGATGGGTGAGGTGTTAGAGTTCAAGCGTCACTGGGTCTGGTTCTTTGACGAGCCGGTGACGTGTGACTATTGCCTGTCGCAGACGCGAGGAAAAGTGTTTGAGAAGATGCAGTCGATAGTGTGTAGTAACTGCGATGAGGCGTTGCTGTTGATTGACGAAAATACCAGTTACGTTTTGACCGTAGATTTCGATGATGAGGATTACGACGATGTCAGCTAAAACGCCAGACAGCGTAATGATAGAGTTCTTGGAGCGTGTTACTGAGGGCAGATCAGGGCGCGATGTTTGTAAGGACAAAGATATGCCGGGTTGGTCTAGCGTCTGGCGGCGCGTTTGTTCGGACACAGAGTTCGCTGAGAACTATCGTGTGGCGATGCAAAGCCGTGGCATGATCTACGCTGACAAGCTGGATGAGATGGATCGCTTGCTGCTGTCAGGCCAGATCACAGAGAGCGCACACAGAACTATCTGCGATAACATCAAGTGGCGGTCGTCTAAGCTTGTGCCTAAGGTTTATGGCGATAGGCAGCAGGTTGACGTTAAGCATGAGGCTGGTGGATCGTATCTGGAGTTAT